ACTCTTGATTCCACCGGCCCATTATCTGATGCTCTATGTTCGCCCTTGCCTTTTGCGTAGCGGTCAATTCGTTCGGATCTACTACCTGCTCAGGAAAACCCGGAGCTGGGACAAGCCCGCCGTTCCTCCCCCCCTCCCAGGTGTAGAACTGGTCGCCCGCCTTGTGAAGTTCAGGAGGCGCTTGCATGGACGCGGGCAACAACTCCTCCTCCTCTCTACCCATGCCGGCGCGCAAGTAACTCGCTTTCTCAAAATCGCCAGCGAGGTCCGCCTGTTTCGCTTGGCTCTCTCTGTAGGCGTTCTGCCGCGCCTGCTGCTGGCTTTCGCGCTGCCTCTCCCTGCGATTGAGCTCCAGCGTGTGAAGGTTCGCCTCCGCCGTCAGCTGCTGATAAGGCGTCATCGCCGGCGGCGGCGCATGAGGTAGCGGGGTGTTCGTATTGCTGAAGGCGTTGGCAAACCGTGTTAGCCCTCGCTCCAGAGCCTGAGCGGTAGTCAGCGGTTGAGGCTGCATCATTTGCTGCATGCGCGCTGCTACGACATCTTGTACAGACCCAGCCGGCCCTTCAAATCCAGGCGCTTGATGAGTCGTGGGAAAACCTTCAGAACCGGGGGCGGTTACTCTCTCACCAGGCAGAGCACCTTGTAATGCGTCCGAAAATTGGAAAGATGTGACTCCTGCTTTATTCCCCATTTTGTCCCCAGCGTAGTGCGATCTTCCGCTGGTAGTAGGTACTGCAGCCCATTCCTTAGCTAGATTGTTCTGGAAATTCTCAGGAGACAGCGTGCCTCCCGCAAATTCTTTATACCCTCTGCCCTCTAGCAACTTGGCACCCAAAAATTCTTGTAGCTCAGGAGTGAACTTTTCGCTAGCGGGAATACCATTTTCCCGCATCAATCCCCGCAATGTGTTTTGAATAATCTGGTATTTGCCGATAGCACTAGAGCCAGTATTGCTGCCATGCTCCTTTTGCAGCCGTAATACCTCATTTAGACTCATCTGAGATAGGTCTTGGCTGCTGCCTGCATTGCCATAGATAGCGTTATAGTTGCCGCCTGACTCAATATTGCCAATATAATCCAAAAGCGCTTGTCGAGATACGCTCATACTATGGTCTCCCGTTTGAACCTGTCCCCTTGCTTAGTAATAAGTCGGACCAGGGCCATAGGCCGGTCCATAGGCGTCCCCAGGAACGGGTCCAGACCCGTAGCCACCGTAGCCGCCGCCACCACCACCGCCGTAGCCGTAAGGGTTGCCTTGGCTGCGCTGCCAGTCGTTGTATAGCCCTGCCCCTGCTGCCCCACCCCTCGCTGCTGCGCTCCAAGGATCGCCCCCAGCAGGCATCTGCTGGGAGGCACCACCCGGAGGCGCTACCCCGCCCTGATTGCCTGGGCGCGTTATATTGTCGATACGCCTTCCGTAGGCGTCCAGCTGCTCGCCGGGATAGTCTGACGCATGCCCGTAACCCTGGTTATACCAATCCTGTACGTATTGATTATTCCTCTGCTCCACTCCGCCAAAACGCTCCATCCGGTCGCCCATCTCCGTGCCGTACCCTGCAGCGTCCATACCCAGCTGCGCAGCGGCTTGTTGTGCCATCATATTTGTCCGGTTGTTTTGCGCCGACGCGGCAAGGCCGGCGGAAGCGATACCCGCGTTGCCACTAATGGCCGCCGCCCGTGTCCGAGCGTTCGCCCCCATCGCTTCATTGAGCATCCCGGCATTCGTGCCCATCAACGCCTGTTCCAACGCACCGCGTGTTTGGAACCCGGCTTGTTGTAGGCCAGAGGCTTCCCGTAGCCGCGCTATTTGCTGGTCGCTTAGCATGCCTGCACCCTGCATTCCAAGTCTGCCGCCCAGCTCACGCCCCTGCAGCAAGCCCTGGATGGTCGTCCCTCGATCTGCAACGTATCGACCCAGACCTGCCTCATAGCCCCTGCTGGTCATGTCGGTGGTGTTCTTCTGGATGGCATCCATCGCCCCTTGAGTAGCGAGTCCCTGCGCAATGCCGGCGCGTGTGCCGCCGTAGGCTCCCGGACCGGACCCGGCAAGCGAGCGGTTCAGGCCCGGCATGGTGTACTCGCGAAACTGGTCGCCCAGCTGCGTATTTGCTGCAGCAATTTCAGAGCGAAGCTTTGGGTTCCAAGGATCAAAGCTAGCCCCGATCTGATTCAGCTCAGCCGCCGACAAACCTGTACCGTATTGCCCTAGCGTTTTTGCTATCTGCTCGCGTGAACCCTGGAAACCAATATTTGGCAGACTGGTATTAAGCCAGTCCATCCCAGGCATTTGGAATTGCTGCGCTACAAAGTCAGGGCCAGCACTGACGCTACCGCCACCGCTGCTAGTGGCATTGAAGCCACCGAGCTGGTTAGCATACTTCTGGGCTGCGGCCTGCTGGCCTGCGACGCCTTCAAGCTGGCTAGCCCACCCCTGCCTCGTCATATCTGTAATGCCCGCCGGTGCATACGGATTGCTGCCTGGGTAGGGGCGGTCGAGCTGTGCGGATGAGGAAGGACCGAGGCCGTAAGGAGGAGGGTTTGCCATGATGTTTTGCTCGCTTGCTGAATTTCGTTGTTTCGGCGACAAGAAGCCTTTTAGCCCATGCCGCCGTAAGGATTCGACTGCCGTGCCGCGTATTCCTGTCGTCTCGCAAATTCGTATGGATCGGAGAAACCGAAGTCACCTCTGTGCCCCATCCTGGGATCAGGCCCACCTTGTGGCGGTCCTTGTGGGCCGATCGCCGCGGGTGGCGGATTGGCGTTTGCCATCGGGTTTCGGTTGTTCATCAGTCCCGGCTTTCCGGTAGTCGGATCCAGAAACAAAGGGGGAGGTGCAGTGCGTCCAAACCCAAGGAGGTTCTGGATATCCTGGCCGAACTGTCCGTTGTTACCGCCTGGCAGCTGCCCGCGTATTTGTGACAGGGACATCGGGCCTTCCAGCCGAGGAACTCCCGGCACTCCGCCTCCTGCGGCGGTGTAACCCCAGGCTTGCGCGTCGGGGTTCACCTCCGGCATGATTGGGTTGTAGACCCGGTCGCCGAAGACATAAGGTTGTTGTTCGTCAGACCATATGGGCATTCCCGCATTCTTGTTGGCGTCAAGATACGCGTCATACATTGCGGCATTGTCGTCGTTAGCATCCGCCTGGCCCTTCGCCTGATTTCGAGACGAGAGATAACTGGCTCCAGCACCAATGGCGGCCGCGATTATCACAGGAGCGATCCCGCATAGGTGACCATCGCCAGCTTCGTAGCGTTCACACTTAGTTGATCTAGTCTTCAGCTCAACCATCTTTTATCTCCGCTTTTTTTTGGAATATTCATAGTATCAGCTCGTCCTCCGCCAAACCGTCAATACCAACCACGGTGGCCGATTTTCGTGAGCATCCCCGTCGCCGGCGTTTGCTGTTGTACTTGCGCTGGCGCGTGTATTTGCGGTCCCGCCGTCTCCAGTAGGCAAGAGCTGTCCACCCTCCCCGTCATAAACGACAAAGGTATTAGCCACTGTCGGCCCATGATTATGAGTAGGCCCCTGGGCCTCGGTCAGGAAAACCCGCCGATTGAGATCTCCGCCGGTTGTTCCGGCTAAATACGTGGTCGAATCCAGCAAGCCTGTACCCACGACAAAACGGCCGGCACCAACCGAGGCCCAAACGCCAGGAAGGTAGGTCCCGGGGTTGACGGTATCGTGTCGATAGACAATGGAGTCGATAGGGTATTGGTCGTTAAGCGCGTTAGCAATTCGAGCATCGATAGCTGCATCGAGATCGGTGATAACAGAGGCCGGATGTCCGTCGGTGTCCGTGTCGGTGAGTTCCCCGTGAAGTGTCGTCCCCGGCGGGCCGGGCTCTCCGCCGCCCCCGCCGCCCCCTCCAGTCGGAAGCAAGTCCCAGTCGTCCGAAATCGTGACGGGTTGGACATTGATGTCGACGTTGTACTGATCCTCTGTGTCGACCCATGCTCCGCCGTCGATCTGGTAACGCCCGGAGGCGCGGGCCTCGCCGAGCCAATAATTGGAATCGAGGATGACCGTTATGGGCGTAGCCATGACGGTCTCGAAACTAAACTGTGTCACGCCGTCTGGACTGGCCTGCCCGGCAGGAGCGGCGGCAATCGTGACATAGGTCCCGTTATCGACTGGGTCGGTCTGAATCGCCCAGCGTAGCCCCAACGCTTCGATCACGTCGCCCGGAGTGAGGGCCAGGAGGGCTACGCCGCGGTCGGTCCCATCGTCGTCCGTTTTATGGAAATGCAGCTGTCCCAGATCGTTGTTGGCGTGCTGGCAAACACCTGACGGGGGTGCGCCGGGATTGTTCGGCGTGTCGTAATCGTAGTTAGCCGTCCAGGCGGTGGGAGTTACCGCCGGCTGCTCGATTGCGGCATAGAGATCAAAGACCGACCCGGCGGCAACAATGATGGGATCGATAGCCAGCGGCAGCCACTCAGTCGTGTCCGCTATGAAGGGCGAAACCAGCTCGTTAAGGATTGGCACGCCCAGCGGATCGCTTACGCTGTAAACGCGGTACGTGTTGCCTGCGGTCGTGTAAAGTCTCAGCCCATTGAGCTTGTTAGCCTGCTCCCAGGTGTAGCGTTGACCGACCACGAGCTGCTTGGCCGAGATAGTGCTGGTCGGGTCGGTGCCGCTGTAGACAAAAAACGCGCTACCCGCATCCTGCGGCGCGAGCCGGTCAGTCGTCTGCTTGTTTGCTACGCCCGCATAAGCCCCGTCCGTAGAGAAGTCGTATAGCTCGTAAGTGCCTGGGGTCCATGCCCCTTTCCAGGTGACCTTACCGTGCGGGTTGTAAGCGCTCTCGTGCGTCTCCGTCCATTCGTCGAGGTCGTTGATCTGGGTCGAGACGCTATACAGGGCCATCTCCACATGACGGAATTCGTCCTGCACCTGGCGTCGCAGCTCGCCGCCAAGCGCGGGCAGCTCCTTGTGTCGGAACTCGTCTTGGCCGGTGAAGGCAGGCATTAGCGACGCCCCGCTTCA